AAGTTTTTGAAAAGGAACAGAAAACCGATATCACAGCTATACAAGTCAACGCTCAACCAGAGGCGGGCATTCAAGTTAACTTTGTGTCACCTGAAGATGTGAAGCAACTCAGCAATCCTTTGCAAAAACAGACCGACGTTATCGATGTCTAAAAACATTGATTTGCCGGCTAAACTTTGGCCGTTAACCAAACCAAAGCGATACAACGTCATTCACGGTGGCCGAGGGTCTGGCAAGTCTGAGAGCATTGCACGACTGCTGATTATCAAAGCAATGCAAACACAACGGCGAATACTTTGCTGTCGTGAGTTTCAAGCAAGCATTCGTGAGTCGGTCCACGCTTTGCTTAAGAGCGTCATTCACACCTATGACTTGCTCGATAAGTTCACAATCAATTTCAACTCAATCAAATGCAACCTGACCGGAAGTGAGTTTGTGTTTGCTGGACTTGCGGAACATACGGTTGACTCCATCAAAAGTTTATATGGTTTCACCGACGTTTGGGTTGAGGAAGCACAACGGCTATCGAAACGTTCAATGGACTTGCTCTTGCCGACTATTCGAGCCGAAGGGTCAGTGTTTTATTTTACTTTCAACCCTGAGCTGGAAAGTGACCCAGTGTACCGGCGATTCGTTTCTGAGACTGACCCGCGTGATGAGTCCATCGTCATCGAAATGAATTACCCCGACAATCCATGGTTCCCTGAGGTTCTGCGCGTTGAAATGGAAGCTTGCAAGCGCAGGTCGAACGAGGATTACTTGCACATATGGATGGGCAAGACCCGCTCATTTACGCAAGCGTCTATCCTAGGTCATTTGATTCAAGTTCAGGAATTCGAACCAGATGCTGAATGGCAAGCGTACTACGGAATCGACTGGGGCTTCGCAGCTGACCCGACTGTGCTCGTGCGCTGCTTTCTGCATCAACGCAAGCTGTACATCCGAAATGAATTTTATGGACACGGCGTTGAGATATCTGATTACGCTAGATGCTTTGCTAGTGTTCCCGGAGCTGTGAACGCCGAACTGTGGGCGGACAACTCACGACCCGAATCAATCAGCTACCTAAACCTGCCGAACAATTTCCCAGACCGGAGACCGCTCAACGTGAAGGCAGCTCCAAAGTGGAGTGGCTCCGTTGAGGACGGCATCGCGTGGCTCCGCTCTCTAGACGCCATTGTGATCCATCCCGATTGCAGTAATTCGGCGTATGAGCTTCCGCGCTATTCGTGGAAGGTGGACAAGCTCACTGGCGAGCTGTTACCGGTGCCGCTCGATTCGCACAATCACGTTGCTGACGCTATCCGATACTCGCTAAACCGATTCATCAAACGTAAACTGAATTCATTCGATATACTCTGACACACGAGGACGAACTGATGACTAAACGCAAACCGAAACAAAACAGCGTCATAAAAGACAACGGCGTGCTGCAGGACTTCACAATGGGTGCAATCAAGCCGACCGAAGTCAGCGGGTTGAAAGGCCTACAAAACAATCTGCGCTATTCGGCATTAACACAAAACAGAATGCTGCTGACTGAGATGATTCAAGAGCATTCTTTGTTGCGGCGCTTTGTGCGTCAACCAATCGAAGACGCTTATCGTGGTGGCGTGCTTATCAAGTGTGACGAGCTCTCAGCCGATGACTTGGCAACGCTGAATCAGAAAATGGAGGAAGCGCAAGACCTTCAAACATTGGTTGAAGCAAGGATGTGGACAGAAGTGTTCGGCGGTGGCGGCCTCATTGTGAATGCCGGTCAAGAGTACGACCAAGAATTTATTATCGACCAGATACAGCAAGACGGTGAGCTTGAATTCTATCCAGTTGACCGCTGGGAATTGGCGACAACAACCAACGGCAACATACTTGACCAAACCCAAGACTTCCTCGGTGACGTGCCTTACCTTTATTACGGACACCGGCTACACAAAACGTGCGTGCTTCGCATGATAGGCGAGAAAGCACCATCAATGATTCGCGGTCAATTTTCCGGATGGGGCGTGTCACGGCTTGAGGGTGTCGTGCGCTCATGGAATCAATACCTCAAGAATCAGGAAGTCATGTATGAGCTGACCGACGAAATGAAGGTCGATGTGTTCCGCATGGAAGGGTTCAATGAAACTCTGGCATCGAGCGACGGCGCACAAAAGGCAGCTCAACGTGTTCAGCTCGCTGCCGAGCTCAAGAATTACAAATCAGCACTCGTCATGGATAAGGATGACGAGTACGAGCAAAAGTCACTGTCGCTTTCAGGGATGGCTGAAGCGATTGCCGAAAACCGCAAGGGCATTGCTGCCGACCTCGGAACACCGATGACCAAGCTGTTCGGGCTATCGGCTGCAGGATTCAATTCGGGCGAAGATGACCTTGAAACTTGGAACGCCAAGGTGGAGTCAGAAGTCCGAGCAAAAGACCGCAACGTGTTGCTGTTCATGATTCAGGCTCGCTGTCAGCAATTGTTCGGCTACGTGCCTGAAACTATCTCGTTTGAGTTTCATTCATTGCGCGTGCTTTCCGCTGACCAAGAGGAAGCAATCAAGTCACAGAAGTTTGACCGAATCATGCGGCTGTTTGACAGCAAATTGGTGCCGACTTCGAAAGTCATTGAGCTCATGAACGCCGAGAAGATATTCGCGCTCGACCTTGATGCCGATGAAACCGACGACAGTGTCGAACCGGCGCTCGGCTTGCCCGAAGGTGAAGCACAACCGAAAGACGAAGAAATTGCGAAAATAATATCACCGATTCAGGAGAGCTCAACCAATGCCGAGCAAACAGAAGGAATTGAAAACAGTCGAACCTTCGGACTCTTTAAGCGACAAACTAAGAGCTGAAATTAAGCGCGTCATGCGGGCGATGTTGTTTGACCCGCTTATGATGGAATTTAAGGCAATTCAAAACAATGCGACGAGCAAAAGCAAATTGGTTCGTGGTGTCGAGTCGGGCAAACTTCAATACGTCGGTGGAGCGTTTACCGGCAAGCTGGACGCGGCGACCGGAAAGTCACTTAAGGAATTGGGTGCAAAGTTTGATAAGCGCCGTAGAGGATGGGTCATTGCCGAGCCACGTTTACCAGCAGACCTGCAGGAAGCTGTACGCAAGCAGGTCAAAGCACGTGAGGCGCTCGAACAAGCTGCACGGGAGTCGATAGCGTCAATCAGCAAACGTGCTCAGGAAATGATTCCACGTCTTGACCTCGACCCGTATGCCGGCGCTACCGAGGATGATGTCGATGACAAAGTTTTGGCATCGCTGGCCGACGAGATTTCTGTCCAGCCCAAGCTGTCAAAAGAAATGAAGGCCGAGCTGCGCGATTCTTATACCGAGAACGTCAAGCTTTCCATTGCGGGTTTCATTGACGAGGAAGTAAAAAGATTCCGTAAAACCCTATTGCCCAAAATAAGAGACGGCATAGACCGCCGACAGCTCATGGACTACGTTCAGTCAAGACTCAAAGTCAGCGACACCCGCGCTCGGTTCATTGCGAGACAAGAAACCGCTCTATTCACTTCTCACCAAAAACAGTTACTATACCTTGATGCCGGTGTGACTCAGTATAAGTGGAGAGCAATCGGGGGTAAGGCTGGCGACGGTCGAACTCGTGATAGCCATGCGGAAGCACACGGGAAAATCTTTTACTGGGACAAGGACAAAGGGCCAAACGGAGCTCTGAAGCCTAGGAACGGTGAAGGTAATACAGTCAATCCCGGAGAAGATTTTGGATGCAGATGTCAGGCAGTGCCTATAGTAGATAGAATCATTTAAGGAGAAAGTTATGTCAATTGAAGCTAAGAAAATCGCCATCATCAAGAGCAACGCCGCACCGGAAGTTAAACTGAAAGCTTTAGAGAAGTTGAATTCAAAAGAAACTGAAGCAATAGCAAAATATGCGAGCATGATAGTCGACGCTCAAGATTCTTTAACTAAAGCGATGGCATATTATGGTCTATTGGAAAGGCATGCTGTAATTACAAAAGACCCAAACCTCGGACAACTCGGTAAGAAAATCGCAGGAAGTTTGAATATCGCGTCGCGCGAATTGAAGGCAGCTTTACAGGCTAGTAAGGAATTGTCGTCAAAATATAAAGGATAACAGAGATAACAGCGAAGGAAACGCCATGGCAAATAACAACGCGTCGTTCGTAAACCGGCCTTTAAGTTACAAAGGTCAAAATGGCGAATACAAAGCGGAGTATTCAGAATACGATGATGGTCGTTTTGAATTTGAAGTATTGTCCGCACCTGACGGGAAAGAAGACAAATTGCAAACATTTTTGCTTTTGAAGAAGCCTAAGAAGTTAGACCAACTGAAGGCTGCAATTAAGAAATACGATGAAGTCGTAGCGAAACAATATAGAGAAGCCAAGAAAATCGCCATCATCAAGAGCAACGCCGCACCCGAGGTCAAGCTGAAAGCAATTGAAAAACTCGACGAGAAAAAGAATGCCAAGGACCCCAAAATAGCGATGGCCGCTAAACAGCTCGACCGAGCGTTGGATGAACTGCAGCGAGCTTACCCAGTATTAAAATATCCAGAAATCAAAAAAGCTATCGGTCTAGTTCAAGATGCCGTCTACATGGCTTACCATGATTAGACATCTAATAAGCATTGCTGAAAATTTAGAACGTCCATGGAGCGCCATAAAATGAAAAAAATGGTCAACGCAAAGACGTTTGTCATACCGTGTATGCGAGCAGGGCTTTGCCAATACGAGGACGAGCGGGTCAACGTGCCTCAATCGTCTTTAGAGAAAATGGCTCAAACGGCCTTCGGTATTCCGCTCATCATAGACCACGTTGAACAGTCTGAACTCGAAAATCAGCTTGAGCAAGTTGTCTGTGGCCGCGTGGCTGACATGCACTACGATACCGACACCGACCTGTGGATGGCTCATTGCGTAGTCGAAACAGAGGAGGCGATTCAGAAGCTCGAAAGCGGTTGGGGTGTTTCGACCTCATATGAGGTGGTCAGCAAAGGAGCGGGGGGCACCCTGAATGCAGTCGATTTTGACGCAACGATTGAGGATGGAAAGTACCTTCACCTCGCTATTGTTGAACATCCTCGGTACGAGATGGCCGTGAACCCCAAGTTCTACAACTCTCGTAACTTGCAATCAACAAAGGCCTCACTTACGCTTAAAGAGAGTATCGCTTTAAAAGGAGTCAGTATGTTTAAGTTGTTCAGGACAAAATCTGAGGAAGTGAAAGAAAATTCCTCGGAAATGGAAATCGAAGTCGACGGTGAGAAAGTTGCGCTTAACGAATTAGTTCAAGCGTACAAACAAGCAAAGGCTCAACCAGTGGATGTTGAGCACGTTGTCATGCAGGAAGACGAAGAAGAGAAAATGAACGCTGAGGTTGACGCTTTGTTGGCTGAACTTGAAAAAGAAGAATCTGAAAATCAAGTCGAAATCGAAATCGAAGCTCCCGAAAAGGAAGAGGAAGAACCTGCACTTGAGCAAGAAAGCGATTCCGAGAAAATGAATGAAGACGAAGAAGAAAAAGAAGAAAAAGAACAAATGAAAGACGAAGACGAGAAAATGAACTCGTTGAGCTTTGCCGATGGCCTGAAGCAAACCAATGAACGCTTCAACGCCCTCAAGCAAGCAAGTTTCAAATCAATCATGGACAATGGCGCGAGCGGCTATCAAACAATTCACGAACGCGCTGCATTGGGTCGCTCACGTTATGGTACCAAGAAATAAATAAAAGGAGATATTAGTCATGGCATTGAATCAGAACCAATTTGCTCTCGAAACACTCAAAGGCTCAAAGATTGCCGGTGAAGTCAGCAACGTCATGAGCGTTCAGTTTTATTCTGCAACCGCTTCAGACATTCTGCTTCCGGGTGAGTTAGTTGTATTGTCCAGCGCAACTCCGGCGGGCGAAATGCCCTACGTTGCAGTCGGTGCGGACGAAACAGCTGCATATTTCGGCGTAGTGTTGACTAACCCAATTGTCGAATCATTCGCTGTCGGCGAAAAACTTGAAATCGGCATCCTCGGCTCGGTCGTCGTTTGTGAAGCTGATGGTGCGTTGAGCGTCGGAGCTGAACTCGCTTATGACCCAGCCGCTAAGAAAGTGACCGCACTCGGTGCTGGTGAGAAGTTGGTTGGCCTCGCTCTTAGCAAAGCTGCTGCTGATGGTGACCTTATCCGCGTGTTGGTCAAAGCCTAAATATAAATAAAAAGGAGTTTAAAAAATGTACAAGCCAATGATACTTAATAACGCACAAGGCGCTCGCCAGATTATCACCACGCTGACTGCCGTTGCTCAGAAAGTTTCCGAGCAAAAGTTTTACGAAATTCCTTTTGCGGACTACGTTCCAGTTGTTCCCGGAGTCGGTGCGTTCGACTATGACATCCTCAACTGGCGTTCATTCTCCAAGGATGACGGCTTTGAGAAAGGCCTGATTGGTTCCAACTCGAACCGCGCTCAACGCGGCCAATCCGACGCAGTGTTTGATGCTGTGAAACAAAGCACTCAGTTCTGGGCAAAAAATATCGAATGGTCTGTTATCGAGCTCGAACAAGCTGCAAAAGCGAACAACATCTTCTCGCTCATCGAAGCGCGTGAAGTTGCCCGAAAGAAATCATGGGACTTGGGTCTTCAGAAAATCGCATTCCTCGGACTCGAAAATGATTCCGGTATCGGTGGTCTTTTGAATGGCGCTGGCGTCGCAAACGACACGACCACAATCGCAAAGCCAATCAAGGCGATGACTGAAGCGGAGCTCCAAGTATTTATCGGTGCGGTTTATGAGAAATACAGAGCTAACTGCGCTCGTACCGCAAAACCAAGCAAGTTCATCATCCCTGAAGGGGAATACAACGGCTTGCACACGTTCCCAGACATTACTTTCCCGATGAAAACTCGTATGCAAATCATCGACGAAATGTTTAAATCGCTCACAGGCAACCAAAGCTTCCAGATTATGCCTTGCGCTTACGCCGACAAAGACAATAACCCGCTCGCAGTGAACCGCTATGTTCTGACAGTTGACGACCCAACATCGCTGGTAATGAACTTGCCAATCGACTACACAGTGACACAAGCCGGTTCCGAAGATGGTTTCAGCTGGGTTAACTCGGCATATGGACAATTTAGCGGCGTTACATTCTTGCGCGAAAAAGAAACACTTTATTTCTCGCACGCAATTGCTCTTTGATGATAGGAGTGCGCTCTGATGGCTGGTGTTGCTGATATAACAGTCGCTGACTTCAAAGCGCACTTCTATCGTGACTTTACCTACGGTGCAGTTGTTGCCGTGGGTACAGTTGTCGATGCTGACATCACGAAAGCGTATGACGAAGCTAAGGTAAACTTTAACGAGGGTCTGTGGGCGTCACAGGAGCAGCTCAAAATTGCTTTCCTGTATCTAGCGGCTCATTACCTTGTGAGTGATATTCAAGCATCGCAGCAAGGACTTGATTCCGTGAGCACGTTTCCGGTTTCAAGTCGCTCAGTCGGTTCAGTGAGTGAGTCCTATCAAGTTCCGGAGTGGGTGAGCAAAAGCGCGTACCTTTCGCAATTTGCCAACACCCGCTACGGGCTTAAGTTTTGTTCGCTAATTCGCCCACGTCTAGTTGCTGGCATTGCCGTGTATGCCGGTGCCACAACTCAATAAGGAGTTCTGGCCGTGGAAGTAAAACTCGATCTAAAAAATCTCGACAAATACACGAAACGTATGAAAGCTGACCTCGGCAAGCATTACGCAAAGGTCGGCGTTCTTTCCGCAAAAAACAATCGCGACAATGACGACGATTCAGGGATGACGAACGCAAAACTAGCCGCTGTGCATGAGTTCGGCAGTCGTGATGGTCGCATACCTGAGCGTTCGTTTTTTCGATTGACCTATGAAGAACGCGGGGAAGATATGTCGGCGTTCATCGAATCAAATGAGCTAGCTATTCTCAAAAAAGTCATGGCCGGCAAAACCAAAGACGTTTATAACCAGCTCGGTGCAAAGTGGCAGGAATACATTGGGGAGTGTTTTGAAACAGAAGGTTTCGGCAAGTGGCCAGAAATCGCTGACTCAACGTATTGGATGAAACGCGAGCGGTTTGATGAAATGTATCCGAATTCTAAAAAAGAATTTAACCCGAAAATCTTGCAAGACACCGGACAACTCGAACGCTCTATTAAGTATGAGGTGGTTTGATGGCATTGCCGAATTTGTCGAATGCCGTTAGAGCGTGGACGCAACCTTTCACGTTTGACCGTATTACGAAATCAATCGTCAACTATCAGCTCGTGGAAACTAAAAGCACAATTGCATTCAAGGGTGTCATCCAGCCCATGCGAGCTGAACAGCTTGAAATTAAGTCCGAGGGTCAACGTCAATGGCGTTGGTTCACGGTTCACTCGACTACCGATTTGCAGCTCGCCTTAGACGACGAAATCATTTGGAAAACGAAACGCTACCGAGTGCTCGCAGTTTCCGACTACGTGGACTACGGTTATTTTGAATACGAAATTGCGGAGGCATTCACATGAGCGTTTCAACTTTGACGCTCGTTTGCGACGTCGTGAAGCAATTCATGAATCTAAGCAGTGACCAGATTTGGATTTACAATCAGAAAATCAATATCCCAAAAGACAACCGCTTGTACGTCATTGTGTCGCAAGTCAATGCACGTCAATATGCAACGGGCAAAAAGCACAGCTATGCAGCAACGGTTACGAGCACGACTCACCAACACACTCAAGAAACGATTCGCGTTGATTTGCTTTCGGTAACTCCCGATGCACTCAACCGCTCGCAAGAGGTCATCGGTGCGCTCAATTCGGATTATGCTGATGAAGTGGCCAACGCCAACGGTTTACGCTTTGCCAGAATACCAAACAGCGTTCTCGATACGAGCGCTGCTGAGATAACTCGTCAACTGTATCGCATGACAATTGAGTTCAACGTGCTCAGGGCATACACTCAAAGTAACGCCGTCGCTTATTATGATACATTTACACTCGAAACCGAAACCGAGGAAGGAACGATATGAGCATGATAAATATTTCCGAAGTCATTAACGTCACCGTCGCAACTCCACCTGCTGGGCTTGCGCTGCAAAGTGTTTCCAATTTGTTGTGCATGACGAAAGATACACCAGTAGCTTCAATTGCTGACGGTGAATATCGCGTGTACACAAGCGCAACCGATGTCGGAACCGACTGGGGTACAACCGGCGATGTTTACAAAGCTGCTGTGTCCGTGTTCTCACAGTCACCGAATATCATCACGGGTGGTGGAAAGTTCATCGTGGGTAAAGTTGCAGCTGCTGATGACTCGACCGCTGCGCTTGCTGCCTTCATTCCGCTCGTGTTCTTTGGTTCATTCGCGACGACGTTCGCAGAAAGCGATGTCATTGTTCAAGCGACTGCTGCCGCCGCACAAGCTGCCGGCAAGCTGTACATCGTAGGTAGCTCTGATTCGGCTGACTTAGAAGTCGGTGGATTGTTCGGGCTGATTCAAGGCGCGACGCTTACGAACACTCGCTGCTTGTTCCATTCTGACGCAACCAAGATTGAAGCATTCAAGTTCGGTTATGTGTCCCGTGCGCTCGGTGTCAATTTCGCTGGCGACAACACAACCAACACAATGCACTTGAAGCAAATTGCTGGGGTGACTGCTGACGAGGGTCTAACAAGCACGCTGCTTTCGAAGGCAAAAGTTGTCGGTGCGGATGTGTACGCAAACATCGCTGGGCGTTCCTCTGTGCTTTCATACGGTGCAAACGTATTCTTCGATGAGCGTTTCAATTTGCAATGGCTCAAGCTTGCAATGGAAGTTGCGGGATTCAATGTACTTGCTCAAACGGTCAGCAAAATTCCACAGACCGAAGCAGGGATGGACTTGCTAAAAGGTGCATATCGACAAGTGTGCGGTCAATCGGTTGCAAACGGAATGTCAGCTCCGGGAAGCTGGACTTCACCCGACACATTCGGCGACCCTGAGGACTTCAAGCGCAATATCGCTGAGCAAGGTTATTTCATTTACAGCTTGCCTATCACGCAGCAATCCTCAGTCGACCGCGAAGCTCGCAAGGCTCCGTTGATTCAGATTGCGCTCAAGCTCGCTGGCGCTGTGCATTCATCCGACGTTATCATCAACATCAACCGTTAATGAGGTAGACAATGATTCAGAGACTAACAGGTAACGATACAATCAAAATCAATGACCGCCTCATTACCGACATCGGTTCCGGTGACGTGGCAAAGCTGACTTACCCGAATGATTTAGTCACGGTCAAAGTTGGTAAGAACGGCAACACCATCTACGCTAAAAACGAAACAGGTAATCAGGCGACGCTTGAATTGCATGTGCTCCGTGGCTCAGGCGATGACAAATTTCTTAACAGCCAGTTGCAAGCATACAAGCTTGATAGCGCAGGCTACATTTTGATGAACGCTGAAGTCATCAAGGTCATCGGTGACGGTGCCGGAAACTTGACGCGTGACACATACGTGCTCACTGGTGGTGTCATTGCCAAACCGGTTGAAGCTACCGTCAACGTCGAAGGCGATACCGAGCAAGCGATGAGCGTTTACATGATGCAATTTGCAGTTGCTCCACGCGCTATTGCTTGACCAAGCATCAATATGTAACTTGACGGGGATGGTTCATACCATCCTCTTTTTTTTGTTTAGGAGGCATTTATGAGCGAACACGATTTACCATCCGGTGCAAAGCTGCACGTGACACCGTTAGACTTCTCTGAAGCATTCGCCGTGTTTCAGCAGGTAGCGAAAATCATCGGCTTGATAGAAGTTGACTTGCAAGGC